TCCATTTACAGTTACATAATAATCATCTTGAGACTTAATAATGTCACCAACTCTAAAGATATCAGACGCTTGGTTTTCTTGCGTTCTTACAAAAGGACTATCTTTAAGAATAGCTCCTTCGTAATTATTGTTGATAGGAGCATATGGATTTTCAACAATCAACTCCTTATCATCAGCATCCCAAGAAATTACTGTGCCATCAATAATATTGGCATAGTTAAAATTAAAGTTGGATGGGAAGTATCCAAATACATTAGTTCCTTCTGTGAAATTAAATTTCTGTTCGGAGATAGTATTAGCAGATAGAGCAATTCCAGATAACGCAATGCCATCTGCACTCTTAGTAACTAGACTTTCGCCAACCTTGAATACTACAGAAGAAGACAATGCAACTAAACAAATGTTGCTGTCATATGATAGCAATGTTCCAGTTGCTTTTGAAGTGACTCCTTCAATCTGTACTCCAGGAACTAGAACACTAGTATCAGCATTTGATGGAATAATACTTACACCCAAATTGTATAGAGGACTGAATGACAGTTTCTGATACTTCTTGCCAAATCTCTTCTCCTGACCTGTAGAGTTGTCAATTCTATTAGTAGAAGTTTTAACTGAAGCAATATTCAGATCAATTACTGGAGACAGGTAAGAAACATTAGAAGTCATGTTAACTTTATAAGTCAACGATCTGTCAATAGCATTCAAAGTAGAATTAATTCTAGATGCAATAATTTTTTGATTAGTAAAATAATGCTCTTGGTTTAAGAAAGTCCTCTCATATGCAGATTGTGTATACGAAGGGAAGTTAACAGAATTAGAATCTAAAGCAGTGATATTGGTAGTTTCTACCTCGGTATCAATAGTAGTTCCTTCTAATTGTAAGTAAGAAATTTGGGCATAAAGTTTTTCATATTTTCTGTTATATGTTGCAAATACAGAATCGCCACCACCAAACAAACTAGATCCTGCTCTAGTTGGCATTTCAATAACATAAGAATCAAGACCAGAGTTTTTGACATCAAATAGTTTTGCATTCAATACAGTAGAAGAGATACCGCCAACGTCTTCAGATCCTCTAAAGTATACAGAAGACATACCAGCATCTTCAAAACCATGATCTCTGTGGTAAACTTTTACTAATGTATTATTGTTCTTGAACAAATCAGAAGTTGCATTGGAACTAGATCTTACACTAGTTTCAAATGGAGCCGAAGCAAGTTTTTCATAACCAAGATCTTCAGTAGTGAGGAGAAGATTTGCTTTAACACTAGTATCAAATTCTGCTCTGTAAAGAGTAAACTTGATATCTTCAAACAGATCTTCTGTCCAATTGTCAATATTCTGAGACTTGTAAACAGAACCAAGTAATGGTTGGGAGTTGACAGTGGTGCTTGTGGCAACCTCGGTTTCACCGAGTCTAGATACCCAGAGATCATATTCGATAGAATCAGTCTCTACAACTAGAGCATACTCAGTGTCATTCTGTAGATATACAGGATGCTCGAAATCAAAGTGGGTTGGAATCGTAGATGGGGTATCTGCGTTTGCATCAGTTGCAACACCCATTCTTACTGCAGGGGTGTCGATCTCGATTTTAGACGTAATGACAGCATCACCAGCACCCAGACCTACACCTTTAATAACAACTGAAGGTGCCTCGGTATAACCACGTCCAGAAAGGACTAATTCGGAAGCATAGATCTTGCCTTCCGAAACGAACACGTTACCAGTTGCAGTAGATCCACCTGGAAGTTGTGGACTTTCAATAGTGACAGCAGCAGTTTCATAATTAGAACCAACCTGCTCTACTTTGAGGTCTACCAATTTACCAGAGTCTTTGGCAATATTAATAATAACTTCTTTATTTCTGGTGTTATTAAATTCAGTTACTGAAGGAATAATAAGTTGCTCGTTAGGAACAAATGAGATGCCATTATGGTTTTCTAGAACAAGAGTGTAAACTTGCTCTTTGTTTAGTTGCAACTGAATTGAGTTTTCATCACCAACTTGGATGTTGTTTTTATCAAATACCCTTAGGATAGGACCAGATGCATTAGTAGAAGATCCTTTTACAAACTCTCCCTTCTTAACAGAAATGGTATCATTATCACCAGTAACAAAGATCTTTAGATATGTCTCAGGATACTTAATGGAAGTAGAACCTGGGATTACATGCTTGCCTGGTTTTCCAGTGTCAATATTTGTTAGGTAGGTTTTGATGGGAATAGAAGTATCTTTATTCTGGAAGAATAAATCAACGCCCGTTACAAAACAACCACCACTAAAGTTCTCAACCTTAAAGGTTTGTGCAAGTGGATTTGGTTTAACTTCTTGATCTGTATTGCTATTTACAGACTGAACACCTTCATTTGCTTTGAAATAAGCAGCAGATGTAGAAATAATTGAAGAAGGATTCTCTGGAAGGATACCAGTAGAATAGAAAATCACGTCTGCATAAGAATTTGATGTAGACTTGTTAGAGTAATCTACTGCATCTGTGAACGTAATAGTCTTTTCACCAGAAGCGATATAGATTTCTTCGGAAGCACCATTGTATGTTACACTATCTGCAGATCCTGTCCACCTAGAGTTTGAAACTGGTTCATAACCTGCAGGAATTAGTAACAAACCACTGAGATCTCCATTGGAATTAGTTCTTAATTCAGAACCAAATGTTGTTAAAGAGTTGCCAGCGATACCACTGAAGTTACTATCTGGAATTGCCCATGCGTTTACATTTCTACCATCAATAAACACATTCAACTTGGTGTCCGCTTTCAATCTTTGAACTTTAAAGAAGACTGGAATAGAACGAGCAAAGAATTCTAGAGAAGAAGATACTTTAGTGCCGTTGATAGTCTTTGTAGATACACCTTTGGCAATTTCATTATTCTGTGGGTTTACATTGGAAGAACTTGCAATATTTGCTTTCTGGACAAAAGAGTCAACTTTGTCAGAAGTTACGGTTGCAAAAGAGTTGATGGACATCAACGAAGAATCAGATCCAGTCCAATTAACAATGAAAGAGTTAAAGATCGATCCAATGGATTCTTTTACATCAGATTTTGCTTGGAAAATGGAATAGTGATTAGTGTTTGTGTTTAGAGCGAGAGGTGCAATCTCAGTATTATACCACTGATCAATGGTTGGAGAAATGCGACAATCACCAACATATTGAATGACTACAAAAGGATTTGGATTGATAGTCTTAGTTGCAAATTCATTACCAAGTAACTTGAGAGAAGTATATGGCAGTGTTACAACGCCATTGTTGTTAACATAACCAGAAATCAATCTTTGGTCGTTTCTAGTATTTACTTCTTCTAAATTGAAACTATTTTCTCTAACAGAAGGACGTAATACAGACTGCTGAGTATCAATAGAACATCTGTAGTCTGGAGAAATTAGATTACCAATTCCATGACCTTCAAAGTTGTCTACAATAAATCCAGACTTAAATCTATCAAAACCTACATTGTCTTTAATCTGCATGTTTAGAGTCTGTTGCTCTAGAATGCTTAACGTAGTGTAATACTCAAGACGCTCAATGCGCTTCTCTAGTTTACCAATGTCACGCATTGTATAGCGACGATTGTCTACAGGAACAATACGTACGTCTTTATTACTCTTAGTAAACGCTGGAATATGTAAGTATGCAATAGTAATTGCATCATCCACATTATCTGGTTTTGCTGGGTTGAGAGAAGCATTTCCTTTCTTGACAACAAATTCTCCTTTTTTATTCAAGAAGATACCATCAATACGATCTAAGAACTGCGTCTCACTGAAGGACATAGTATATTCTAAAGCAGGATCAGATGCTGGAGCAAGTGCAGTAACACCAGAATCTCCAACAAAATTAATATAACTAGCACCAGAAGGATTGGATAGAATAGAAACGTCTTGGAAACCTGTAACAGTAGTGGTAGAATCTACCTTAGGTCTGAAATCAAGAACATCTTTCAACGAAACAATACCATGTACAGACGAGTTGAATGAAGGTACTTCACTGCCCTCTACACCTGCTTCATGAATGTAAGAATCTACGGTACAGAAATCACCAGAAGAATGCTCGAAGTAATCGAATGCTACAACTAATTGACCTTGGGTAGGTTCAAATCCTGGTTTGAGAACCAACCTAGAGACATCATATAGGGTATCTCTTTGTCCATCATCAAAGGAGAACTTATAAGTTACATCAGTACCACTAATTAGAGAACCAGAAGAATCAACATCAGGAGGTGTAGTTGAAGAACCTTCATATACATATCTCAGTTTAAATGCATCTGCATAAGATACGATAGAGGTTGCAACACCATCGTAGTCAGAACCACGCAAAGGAATAACACGGTCCCCACCAGAAATAATTACAATTCGTTGATTTCTAATCGCTGTTTTTAATCTTGGTTTTGCTTTGTCAATTTCAACTGTGGCAGACAACTTCAGTTTAGGATATGTGGTCAAACCTGTACCAAAGAAATCTGCTGGCATTTGAATAACAAGAGATCCAGCAGTAACACCAGTGTTGTCTGAAGTAGAAGAATTGATAGTTACATACTTTGGATCGATATAAACGATATCGCCGTTATTTACTACAGAGGAATCACCCTTAGACAGAACTGTTAAGACATAAGAATTTTCATTATAAGTGATAAATCTCTGGAATCCTACAGGTAGTTGTGCTGTAAATGTTACAGCACCACCAGCAGCGTTCAGGTCTGCAGTAAAATCCTTTCTGACATAATATCTGATCTTAGTATCAGAAGTATCATTGATCAAAGAAGAAATTTGCTTACTTCCTGTTGGGAAGACCAACGAAGAATTTACATTAGATACGAGAGGTCTAACTCTAACAACAGATACATTAGTTACAGTATCTTTTAGTGTGTATGTTAGGTAAATTCTAGATTTGATAGTTCCTTCTGCATCACTAGTCCATTGAACGATATTTCTAACGATATTATCATTATCGTCAGTATATTGAATTACATCACCTTGCACAAGATCTTTAGCAAGGTTTGCACCAAAACCACTACACTCTACAAAATTAGATCCCTGCTTACCAGAGAAACTAAAATTAGTAATTGGTTTGTATTCAGAATAATTTGTCTTAGAGAAATCTACATCAGCAGTAAATTTATAATTGTTGTACGTAGATTGAAGTGATTTAATATTTTGTGGTGTATATGTTAAGACAGTATTCTTGAATAGTACAGGAATGATCGTTGGACTATTTGCTTCATTATCTTGTAAAGGATATGCTACTACTTCTGGAGGTGCAATAAAAGTTTCTCTTAGAGAAGATCGATCTAGAATATCAATTTTATAGATACCCTGTCCAGCAACTCTTGGAGCAACCTTTGCATTATTAAGTTCATTACCATTTACATAAATCGAAGTAGATGCATCATCACCATATCCAGTTCCACGCTTGGTGCAAATGAAATGTGAAATGGTATTGTCTTTTGCGATCTTAGTTGAGTATCCTTGTTCGTCAAAAATGGTCTCTCCAGAAACAAATTGACCAGCAACAGAAGTTACGAAAAGAGTTGTACCACTACTATAGTTTCCAGAG